AGATGTGTTCCGATTTGTTATGTCGTTCACTTGAATAGATATTCAATTCTTTTAAAATCTCAAAGAAGTCACGCATAACCGTTGCTCGTAAAGCGGGGAATGTTTTACGAATAATCGAAACCACCTTTTGCGGATTTTGCAAACTATAAACGATAAGCAATTGACATAGCGAATAGGTCTTACTTGAACGTGAACCACCCTCGTTAATCACGAAACGCACCCCTTTGTTTTGAAGTGCGTTATAATTCTTTTCAAATATTATTGTACTATTTAACTCCATTTGCTCACTATTTGCATATTTAGGTTATACTCACCCTATAGATGCGTTTACATTTCATTCGTGTTTGTGTCACTTGGCTTTATGATATTGACCTTGATTTCATTTATCGATTCACCATTTGTGGTTACATCGCTGCTATCTTTTATTCCAAGTTTACGAGCAATTAGATTAGGGTCGAACAATTTTACTGCCGCTCCTTTAAAGTTGTGAACGTAGCAATGTTTCCTTATATACGCAATGATGGGGGCATATTCAGAATATCTACCCTCTTTATTCTTTGAGTAATCACCTAAATCGTTTATGATTTCTTGGTTATAAAGATAGACTTCGAATCCGTCAAAGGTTATAGGTGTTTCAAGTGGGGTTTTAACTTGCTTACCTTCTTTACCAACGTAATCTACTCTATACATTGGGTTTTCTGATTCGTGTTTTACATAGTCTTTGAATAACTGAAGTAGTCTTTCAGGTGTTTCTATTAGTTTAGGTTTTGGCATAATTAATTAGGGTTATATTTATATGTTTCAAATTCGTCTTTTTCTACCGCATGAATCTCTAAAGCGTATAAGCGATAATCAATAAACACGCAATAGTTAATCTCAGCTACTTTCATAATTAAGCGTAATGCGTTCCATTCGCTTTTGTGCTTACCAGGATTCATAAACACGATGTAATAATCACTTGTCAGATATAATGAGCTCACTTTCTAATTTGTTCTAATTTTCGTTGCGCCCATTCTATTCCTTCATCACCACCCCAAGCTAACCACATCAATCTTCCGCATCCATCACCGAGTTCTTTTTGGCTATTTTGTCTATGTCTTTCAAAACTTGCCATTCTTGAAATGGTATCTTCACTTATTGGTTCGCCTTTTGCTAATTGATTTGCTCTTGCTTTACCTACAGCAGTTCCGCAGCTTCCCCATCCGAACTCTTTAGCATATCTTAAAGCAATCTTTGCGTTTTCAGTAGCTTGTTTAGGGTAATCATTGTACGTTTCAGCGAAGTTTTGAAACAATTTTCCGTGTTTACCTAATTCAGCAATCACATTTGGGTTATTATCATAGTGAGTATCAATTCCTAAATCTAAAATCTTTTGAATCTTTGCTTTGTTTGACCCAACGGCATACACTCGGTTTAATGGTATTCCCGCTTCAGTTGCTCGTTCAGTCATATTATACTTGTTAGAACGTGCAGAAATCAAATAAACAAGGTTTCCTTTCGCCTTTTCGGCTACTGCCATATCAAAGCCTTTCTTAGTACTGAACACATCGTCATAATCGAACGAAATTAATTCACCACTACCCAACAAACGTTTAAAAGCATTCAGTTTAGACTCATCCCATTGGCTCTGACAAAAGGCATAACGTTGATTTGCTTCAGGAAAGCTGTTGTTTGCTTCCTTATCACCCATGCAACGTTTGATGAATTCGTCTTTTGTTTCGTTCGGCTTAGGATTTGGCATTCTTTCTTCGTCTTTTAGGCTTTTCAGTATTTAATTCGGATTCAGACAACGGTTCTTCTTGTTCTGTTCCCGTGTAATTGATTGGCTCGGGTTCAAATAAGTAACCTAATCCGATTGACTGATAGTAAGTAAATCGCTTCGGGTCAAGTTTATCTACTTCAATTCGTCTTTGTCCAAGAACTGAATCATACTTAATGATAGTCTTGCCCTTGTGTTCGTCTTTAATTTTCATTTTCAAGTTTTATTCGTTTTAAATCTTCTTTAATTTCTTTAATCCAATAGTGAGCAGTTACATATGGAAGGTTGAAGTATTTACCCATTGCTCGTGAAGTAGTGTAACCTTTATCGTAATACGCTTCGAATATAATTAACTTAATCCTATCTTGAATCGTGTTTCTATAAATCTCGATGCACGATTTATGAAGCTGATATTTACGCTCTTGCTCTATCTTATATATTAAATCGCTATCATCATTTGTTTCATTGTTCGTGTATTCGATAGCTGTAACTGATTCGTCTTTGTTCGATTGTGAAGTGTTCCACAATATTTGCTTTTTAATCGTGTTAAGAAGATAGCTTTTAACCTCGTTTTCCGTGTTTAAGTCGGGATTTAACTCTACTAAGTAAAGATAAGCGTTATTAATTACCACATCTGCTGTTATGGTGCTATTCATGCGCACCAAAAAATAATTAGTGTATTTTCTAATCTCAGAATAATTCTTATTAATGTACTGGTCAAGTATTGCTTTCAAACCAAGACATAAAATCTTTGAACCACACCCGCCTACGGACATTTGAGCAGAAACATTCACTTTCCTTTTTTCCCGTTTTTAGTTCCTTAATCTTTTTTAACTTATTTAAGCTAACCTTTGAATATTTCACTACATCTTGTGAAGCGTTTATCTCATTGATTACTTCAAGTTCAGTTTGTTCAAACATATATCTATAGTAAAAGCAATTAACGCAGCTAAACAAGCGTGTTGAAAGCTACCTGAATAAATTAACGTTGTCCAAAATGACCAACACTTCCAACATCCCAATGATGAATGTATATAATTGGATAAGTGATTGACTTGAATTTGGTTGAATATATAATCAAAAAGCAGCTGCAAGGGTTCGAAATTAACAAACCACCATGCAACTGCTACTAAAAAAATTAAATCCATCGCCTAAAATTTTAGGCTAATTTAAGCAATTTATTCTTATAAATATTTAAACGTCCAACACCACGCGCACAAGTATCTAATCGATCAACGTATTTTTTAGCTAATTCGTGAAGTAATCCTTTTTTGCAAAACATAATCGTATCGGATATTACCCGCATTCTATCTTGCATACCTTGAATCATATCGTTAACCTCATCAATACGTTCTTTAATTAAATCAGGGTCTAATTGCTCTCCGGTTCCCGTGCAAGACATACATTCATAATCTACTATATCTTGTAGATAAGGAATTTCCGTTCCGTTGTGTTCGATTGTTATAGTTCCCCAACCATTACATTCTTGGCAATCTCTTGTTAAATCTTTCATAATTCGTGTTTTTAAATTGTTAATTGTCTACAAATATATTAATTAATATAATTCAAAATAAAAAAAAGCGGAATTTTTTATGTTCCGCTCTTAAATTTACTTACTGAAGAACTCTCCAAGCCTTTCAATTGACCTACTTGATAGGTTATGTCCGTTTAGAAACTTATGAAGATTAGGTTGTCTTATACCTACTTCTTTTGAAAAAGCGTTCAAGCTGATTTCGTTTTTTTGTAGGTAGTGTTTAACCATTGACCGAGTAATCTCATTCGCTCCGCTTAAAATTTGTGCTGCGTAATTCATATGTTATTTAAAAATTCATCGAATTCATGACCATAACTTGGTCTACCTTGTGGCTTTGGTTGTTCCTGAACGGGTTTAAAACTTAGGCTTTGGAATTTTCCATTTTTCCCTTCCTTAATCCAACTGCTAACGTAATAATCTACTCCGTTAATCGTAGCTTTACCTTGATAGTTCGGATGCGTTTCCTTTTCGCGCTTGTCGTTAGTGAATAACGCTCCTGAATTGTCTCTCTTTTCCATTTTACTTAATATATTTTATGGGATTTATACTTTGAAGCCACATTTTTAAGACTTCGATTTTACTTTTTGTGCTTGTCTTACTCATTTTTTCTCACGATATATGTTATTAAATCTTTCACGGGTGCAGCAAAAATCGGTAATCGTGTTTTTGTCATATTGACGTAGTACTTCATACCATACTTTTGTTTTTTGCAAATCTTTGATTTGGACAACTTGATCCTCTCTTGTCACGTTATAATAGTGACCCATTACTTTTAAATCTTTCATAATTCGTTAATTAAATTGTTATAATACTCTCTTGCTAATTCTATTCTTTCTTTAATTTGTTCTATCACTGCTTCGTCTTTTACTATTTTAAACACCTTTAAACGTCTTTCTTTCGGAATATGGTCAAAGTTATGCTTCTTCTGCACAAAATCTCTTACGTCTAAACTTTCATCTATCAACCCTTGCTTCCAATGTTCACGTCTAACCTCATCTTCTACGATTTGAAATGGTGTGTTTATAAGGCAATAACAAAGCAATGCTTCGTCTTTTCCCGTTAACCATAAGTACCCTTGCAACTGAAAAAAATAGTCTTTATTTGGGCATTCAGTCTCAAAAAAAGGAAAAGTAGTAGCATCCCAAGAACACTTGACATCTAAAAGAACCTCATTCGTGTTTACATCGGGAGTTCCCGTTAAATAATCGTTAGTTAGGTTCTCGTCATTTTTGTAGATGAAGCCTAAATCAAGAACATCGTTAACTAATTCAATACCTTCGTCTTCTACTTCGTTACCTTTATCAGTGTATCGCGACCAAAACTCTTTACGGATTCCGTATTTATGTTCGATTGCAAGTTCTTGAATGTAGGTTTTTGTAGTTTTAGATAAGACCTCACCCTTTGTTTTGGGTGAAGTCATCAATTTACCGATTTGGGAACATCTTATTTTCATAACAATAAAAGCGCTTTTTGTTGAACTTCATTTAATTCGAACTTAGCTTGTAGTTCTTCAGCTGTGAATTCACCATTACGAATCGCTTCAACTGCTTTTAAAAAGCGTTCACCTTCTATTATAGGTTTTTTTGCTTTCGGTTTTACTGGTTCTTCTTTCTTGTTATCTCTTGAATCAGGGTCACTTTCGGTCTCGTCGATAAGGAAAAGTCCATTAAGCGCATACTTTCGTGCGTATGAGCTTGCCGTTCCCGTGCATTGCTCAGATGACATTCCTTTATGCTCTCCCATTTCAGCGTAACTATCAACAAGTATTTCAGTTCCATCTATATTTAACGTTGCTGTAGCCTTTAAAAATAGCTTGTTTCCAATTTGTTCAATACAATCACTAAGAACTAATGTTGCTCCGTGTTTATACAATAATGGTTTAACTGATTCTAAGATTTGTTCAGCACTTCGGTACTTGTACTTTCCGAATGCATTGAAACTTCCCTTTGGACATTTTAATTCTGCCTGAATTTCTGCTAATTTTTTCATAATTCATATTTTTAAATTGTTTAACGTATGCAAATATAACTATTCTTTTTAATATAATAATAGAGACCAAGAAATTATATAAACTTTTTTAATCCTTCTGCGCATCGTTGAATTGAATTAGCGCGTTCCTGTAAAGACTTTATTTGTTCTGCTATGGTTTCAGTGCAATCGCTTGTGAAATATCCGTGTGATGTTGCTATTAACGGAATTATTCCGTTTGTCCGTATGTAATTCACCATCTTACGTAAACGAGGTTGGCTCATTCGTGTTTTAAAACCCCTTACTGCTAAAAATTCGTTCATTCGGGTAACGATCAACTCAGCTTTTATCGGGTTGTCTTTTTTGTAATTTCTAAATCCGTGAACTACTATTGGAAGTATCTCCATTTCTTCGCTTGTAAGTTCGCTTGTGTGTTCTTCAAATGTTGTTATCATTGTTTAATATTTTTTAAAGACTAAAATGTTTTGATGTACTTTTACAAGTTTTCGTGTTTTCATATTACCATTTGCTCTCATTGAAGCAGAAGCGATTGCATTTAATAAAATGGCTTCATTATAAAATTTCATTCCGCATTTTTCAAAAGCACGAATTGTATCAGGAACAAAACCTATGTAATTACCTTTTTTATCTCTAACCTCACCAACTACAAAACAAACTAAACAATCTTTTTTTAATAGTTTACAAGATTTTTCAATAATACTTTCGTATAATCTTAAAAACTCATCATATGGTTTATTACTAATATCTCCTTCTAAATCGCTATAAACTTCTAAATCTGCATAAGGTGGGCAACTAAAAACAAAATCAAATTCTTTATTAAAATTATCTAAAATTTCATTTGAATCACCACAATACCAATTAGGCTGATTATTTACGTCTAATATATCTAAACCCTGTTCTCTATTACTATCTATTTGTTCTTGTCTTATATCAATACCCGTGTATTTATAACCTAATTTATTTGCGACAATACCTCGAACCGAACCACCAGCGAATGGGTCTAATATTTCGCCGCCTTCAACACAAAACCATTTATATAAAACTTCACATAATGCAGGGTCAAAAATAGATGCGTGTGGTTCTTTTGCACTATCAATTCCTTTTGAATTTAATCTTTCTTTGCAATTTTTATATAAATCAGTTCCTGCATTTATAGTTTTTAATTCTCTTCCGATTTCACTTTTGATTCCTATTTGTTTCCATAACTTTTTACGTCTTACCCAATTACCGCTTTTTGTATCTAACACACTAAATGGCGGCTCGATAAATTGCTCCCTTAAAATAGGGTCGGTAACTATTTCATTACCAAATAAATCATAATTTTTCATTGTTTAAGGTTTAATTGTTTCGGCTAAATTAATTATTCTTTTTGATATAATTCAAGTTCTTTGCACTTTTTTTTATAGATCGCCATAATTTTTTTTAGTTCGTCTTTGGTAAACTTTCGTGTTTTCTTTGCCTCAGCTTCTAATTCGTGGTAACTTTCTATTCCGATTTTATGTATTAAGTTTCTTTGATATTCTATTAGATTCCCGCTCAAATAAGTATTACAATGTTCGCACTGGAGATGAACATTCCTTTCGTCAAATCTTACATTCCAATGATTATTTGCATTGAAGAAGTGACCTGCGTTTTCCTTTAATGGTTTCTTTTGGCAGCTTATACAAACTTGTCCTTTGTCACGAAGTCGAATAAACTTGTTAAATATTATTTGTGCCATCTTCAAATAATCCTGCACCGTTTCTAAATCCTTTTGCATTTTTAGTTTCGTCTTTTTCCATTGTTTCGCCTTTTCGGATTCTACCCAAACACGAACGCACTCAGCTTCTAAACAAAATTTTTGGTTAAAGCGTACAGGCTCAAATTTATTCTTGCAGTTTTTACACCTCATAACTCTGCGTCTTTCATTTTTAATTGTATTTCTAAATCTTTTACTTTAAACTTTTCTTCCTGAAGTAGCTTTTCAAGTCTAAAGTTTTGTTGTAACGCTGCCCTTAGTTCCTTCTCCATAGCGTCGTACGCAATCTTAACTTCTTGAAGGTCTGCTAAACTACGTTCCATTGAGTCAATTAAATCAGTTCTTGTTCCGTGTTTTTGTTTTATTTCTTCAAGGCTTAGTTTAATCTTTAAATAAGTAGTATCTAAGTTTACTTTGCCTGATATTATTGTTAGTTCATCCATAATTAGAAAGGTACATCGTTATTATTCATCTTTTCGCTAAACGAAAGTAATTCTTTTCCATTTACAATATCGGGTTTATTCAAAGGTAGTTTAGTCGGGAAGCTATTTGATATTTTTGGTCTAACATTAAATAACGGATCAACTCCATTAATTTTAAATCCTAATCCCGAATTAAAATCAAACATTAAAGGGTCATTCAATGCAGTATGTTTACCTCCCGTGTCCATATCTTTAACTTTCTCAACGTTTACCCAAGTACAGTATTTCATTGTTTCGTGTTTTACTAAGCGATGTATTACAAACAAATCGTCACATCGGTTACTAAACGCTTTACCTCCTTCGATATGGTCTTTTAAAGGTGCTTTTAAATGTCCTTTATATTCGCCTTCCTGATAAACGTTACCACTCCTACCACTTTCGCTATTTGGGTGCGTGTTTATGTATATCGTAACTCCGAACTTATTGCAGAAATCACGGCAAGTATTTAAGAAATTATAGTTACTTTGAAAATCCATTTGCCTATCTAAGCCTGTAAATGGGTCAATCAACGCTACATTACATTCACTTTCTTCAAATAGCTTCAATAATTCATTTGGCTTGTATAATTCCTTATTGCTTATGAATTTAAATTGCTGTTCAATTATTGTTGTTCCCGTTGTTATTTGTTGGTAGGTTAAATCTTTGAATTTTATTCCGTAATACATCTGAAGCAAATCACGAAGAATTGTAGCTTTCTTGTTTTCACCGCTCCAAATACAAAACTTCAAATCGTGTTTAAGTGCCAATGTTAAGAAGTACCAATTAATCCAATACGTCTTACCGACGTTATCGTGTCCTAAAATTATATTCAGTTGATTAGGTTTAAAACGTATGTACTCATCTAAATGACAATCAATTTTCAATCCGTCTTTTATTTTACCATCTTTATAGTCTAACAAATATTGTAGGCAATCACCTTCTTGTGTTATCATTGTTTAGGTTTTAGGAATCCGAGTTTAATTGCTTTTAGTTCTTCAGGTGATATACCTTCCGTTTGTTGTTTAGGTTTTACCCAAGTTCGAATAGCAGCTTTCCAATCTTTCATTTTGTTTTTACCAACCATCCAACCTTTTGACTCGTAAAAGTTAATAAACTTATATCCATCAACTTCTAAATTGTTTTGCATACAATATTCTAAAACATCATTAAAAGTTGGTATTATAAATTTATTCTTATTATCATTATCACTATCATTCTTATTATCGGCTTTTTTGGGTTTTTCAAAATCCACTTGGGTTTCTTGGGTTTCGGTGGGTTTCTTTGGTCTGCCACCTTTAGCTCCATTATTTCTATTACGTTCACACGTTGAATTGTATTTTTCTAAGTCACGTTCAAATTGATTCTTAAATGGAATAAAAGCCATACGCATTGCAAAATCTAACTCAGGTTCTTTTCCTAAATTATAATCACGAATCGCTTTAAATAAAATTCCTGCTTGTTCATTTGTTAGTTCATCAAGAACTGATAAACTGTCTAAGTGTAAAATAAATCCTGTTTTCATTTGTTGTTGTATAAATAAAAAAACCCCTTGAAATCCTGTGCATCCTACCTCACATTCATTCAAAGGGTCAATAATACCTTTACGAGTTTTATAATGTAGGATGAACTCGAATACAAATATAAAAATAATTATTTAATATTCATAATGTTCCATAATTTTTACCATCATTCTATAATTTGTTAAAGTAAAAATAGTATGTCTATAGTTTAAAAAATCCAATTGGTTCAATTTATCAAATGAAACATTACGCCAATGGGCAGCACATTTCTTCATCTGAATTAAATCACATTCTTTATAAAGTTGAAAATGATTATTTATAAACCATTTTATTTTACTTTCATTTTGTCCGCATTTAATAAAAGCATCATTTACGCAGTCAATAAAAAAAGACGAACCTTCGTAAGTCTCATAAGTTTTCTTTAATTTCTCAATCATATTCTTCGTTTTTGTAAAAATTATTTGATATGTTAACACGAACCTTCCAACGCTTTAAATTTCTATAGTCGATCTTTTGCTTAGGATTGTAGATTATCATTTTAGTTCGTGTTTTAGTTTCTCTAAATAAAGAACAAAATCCATAGCCTCCTGCTGTGCGTGATTTATCCATTCTAACGTACTTAAATCGTTTCTATCTAATGTTACTACGTATTTCTCTATTCCTACGTCTGAGCGTTCTTTAAACTGCTGAATAACGGATTCTACTATACTATCTTTCATAGCTTCTCAATTTCAGTAACTACTTCTTTTAAGAATCGAATGCGGTCTAAACTCATCGTTTCCTGTATTCTTTGATGTGCTGTAAATATAGCGCAATTACGTGCTTTTCGATAATCTTTTAAATCAAGACCTATGTAGAACTTGTCTACTAATTCTACTGCAAATTCTTTCGGTGTCATACTTTAGATTTTATTATTACTTCATTATGGTTAATTACTTTAAAACTTCGTGTCCGTTCGTATTTCTGCATAAACTGAAGACTCATTTTATTATAAACATCCTCGTGGTATTCCTTACCTTGTAAAAGTAATTCTTTTAAACGTTCTATTTGCTGTAATAAAACTGCTTCGTTCGTCCATTCGAAAACTGCTGTTACTTCTTTTGCTTTCATTTTATTCTGATTTAAAGGTTTCGTTGTAATACTCTTCTGCTCCAATGTTATCATCTCCCATACAATAAGCATCTATTATCTGCTGCTTCTCCATTTCTTTGGCTTGTTGTATCCATTCAGTTGTTGGTATTGACATCCAATTAGGTTGTCTCATTTGTTCAATCAACCATTCTACTGCTGTCTGTTTCATCTTATTCTGATTTAAAGGTTAATAATAATTCTTTGAGTTGTTTTTCAAGGTTTATCTGTAAATTTTCTACACTATTTATCTGATTATCTTTCCAGTATCTGATTCTGTCACAAATATAAATTTGAGCCTTAATCTTTTCTGCTTTCTCCATTTCTTTGGCTTGTCTTATTAATCCAAGTACTTCCATAAATGTCATATCAGATTGAATTTCATCTTCTAACCATTCTACTGCTGTTAAATTCTTTTCCATATTATTTTGATTTAGAAGTTAATAATTCAGCACCAATACTCTCTATTTCTTCAATAGTCATTACAGATTTTACAATAGAGGGTATGTTTATAGTATCCACACCGTTTTTGACAGGAAACAATAAAGTTTCAAAATCAAGACCATTGCTATAAATAGCTTTGTAGCCAGTTTTACCTTGCTCTTTGTTAGTGTATCTTTCAACACTTTGTAAAAATTTGTTTTCCATTTTTTTGTTTTTATTTAAAAGTTACATTAAATAATTTTATTGCATACATTTCAGAGGTTTCATCAAAAATTAACTTACTTGCTTTGGCTCTTGCTTTATAGCCATTAACAAAGTCTTTTTTTCTCTGCTCAAATTCCATTTCTTTGGCTTGTTCATATACTTCATTGCTAATTGGAACTTTAAATTCTTGAAATATTTTTTCTTCCAAAAATTCTACTGCTGTTTTCATTTTATTTTGTTTTAATTTTATTAATAACTCTTACTTCTACTAATTTCATCAATGTAATCAATTATAGATTCAGCTAATCTATTAAAATCATTAGCATTCAATTTATTATCAGCTTTATTTAAACATTCTATAATTTTATTTTCTATAGAATCTAAATCATCTTCTTCAAGTGTTTCTTGTTTAGGTTCTTCTTGTGGTAAATCATATTCCCATTTGCAGTGTGCTGATTCATTAGTATCAGGGTCAAAAAACCTCAACTCACTGGCCTTAACAAACTCACAACTTGGGTTCTTAACAAACCATTCTAAAAACTCATCATCAATAGCTTGTACACCATCTTTGATTAAGTCTTGGTCTGTTGTTAGGATGATTTTTTTATAGTATGAATCTAAACCCTTAATACCATCATACTGTACTATATTTTTTGTAGAAAGATTTAAACCAAAATCTCCTTCTTCAATAAATTCATCAGAAGTGATGTAGATGTGTTGGTTTGTATAAGAATCATTTTTACTTCTAATTGAACTTTGTTCAAAATTAGCAATTACAAAATTTTTATTATTCCCAAGTCTTATTCTACTTGGTTTATCTGTTCGTAATAAATGTATATTTTTCATTCTATTCTGATTTAAAGGTTTCGTTTATATAACTATCAATTAATTCTGTGGGCATTTTGCCAGTTGTTTCATAAGGATTACTAATAAGTATTTTTGCTAATTCAAGAGAATGTTTCATTATCTGCTCTTTCTCCATTATTTTGGCTTGTTCTAAAATATGTTTCGGTATATATTCTGGATAATATAAAGACTCCAACCATTCTACTGCTGTTTTCATATTCTTGGGTGTTTTCCGTTTTTTAATATTTTCTTTTCTTCTATTTCGTGTTTACGTGCATAATTCAAAACATAACTTTCGCAATTTGCTAAAACACGGGACGAATATTTATACTCATCCTTAATATAAACAACATAATTCGTATATCTTTTACCATTTGAATTAACTATCGTTTTATAAATCCACCTATATTTCATATTCGAACCATATTATTATGTTCATCGAATCGAACTAAGTATGCTTTTGCCTGACAAACTCGCATATAATGTTGAACGTCAAACTTGCCTATGTTTTTTTTCTTTTGGTCGTGCCAATAGTTAATTATTTCTAATAAAGTTGGCTTCGTGTTTTTCTTCGTTCTCATCGCATATAAATTAAAAGTGAATACAATGCGCCAATCGTTACGAGAAGTAGCGGGAAAAAGCCTAAAAACGTTATTAAAATGTCTTTATCCTCTTCGTTGCGTGGTGTAACTTGGTCTAACAAGTTGTAAAAGTGTTTTTTCATAATAAATTAATTGTTAATGTGCGTTACCGAGACGCACCCCTCGTTTTTATTAGTTTAAAAAATATTGTGTTAATTGATTTACTACTATTTTTTTTGTCGATGCAAAAGTTTTATAAACAATAAACTCATCATTTGATTTATTCCAATCTAATATTTCGCCTGTCCAATTTCCTTTAAATTCAGATACAACAACTTCAATATTATCAACTTGATTTGTATAATACCCTTTTGATTTCTTGTTTAATTTTAAAGTTTTCATAATTGTTTATCTTAATTGTTTCAACAAAGATAGTTATACTTTTTAATATAACAAGTTTTTTTTCAGTTTTTTTTAAAATATTTTTTCTAAAACTAAAAAACCCCTACCGAAGCAAGGGTTCTCGTTAACAATTAACCTATTCAATTATGAAGAATGGTGCAAATATACTATTTTAATCTCTTAGTTATATATCTACCCAAAACTTTTCCAACAAAATTCAATAACGGCTTTTGAGCATCGACTTTCACCTCGACTTTGTCATCCGTTTTTGTAACTTCGATATCTAAGTTCTTAGTATCTAATTTCACTTCGCTAATTGTTTCATCTCTTTTAATCTCTAACGATGCGTCATTCACTTGAATTTCTACATCTACATTTTTCTTTTTCTTTGCCATTTTATTGTTCGTTTGTTGTTATTACTCCTTTTGGTGCTAATTTAATCTTTCTTACGCTTGTAGGTTGTGCAACTTTCCAAGCCGTTCTTCTTGCTTTGTGTAGTCTACTTTTAGCGATTCGTGACACACTTACCGAATTACCTTGGTTACCGCCTAAAATGTGGTAGTGTGTTAAGTCTTCACCTACATATATTCCAACGTGACCACCACCCGTTCTTTTAAATGTTAAGATATCCCCTAACATTGGTTCGGTTACAGGGTTACCCCACGTTGCCCACGATAACGCCCACAATGGTTTGTCTACTACTTCTAATCCTGCCATTTTACAACAATAAGCTACGAATAAACCGCACCAAGGTATCTCATCAGCGTTATAGACACTTGCTAATTTTAGTTCACGCGCCCAAGATAAAATAACAGGATTGTGTTCTTTGCCTACGATCTCAGTTACTCCAAGTTGTTTAACAGCTTGAACTAAAACACGGGGTGCTTTTTCTTCTTTTAACCAATCGTAGTTCATTCAATCTCTATTAATTCGTCTTTGGGTATAACCGCAAAATTAGTAGTGTCAGTAATTGGTTCTTGAACCATTCCTTTAGTTTTACCATAACAATCATAAAGACGATGCTTTAATTCTTGTACTTCCGTATGAGTGTAAAACAACCACAACGCTAAAACTCCCGTTGCTCCTTGCTTTTTAATAATTTCAAAAAGTTTGTTTAAGTCAATCACAATATTAAAATTTGGTTATTATATCCGTTTCCGTTTTCATAATGGCAAGTTCCGTGACAGCATCCCGAACACCCGTGGCAGTCAATCATTGGTCTTAAATCCGTGTCCCTGTTTTCTTCAGAAATAAATTCGGGAAAAAGATTCTTGTTTTTGATTAACCATCTAATTAATCTTTGTTCAAAGAATGAAGCCTTTTGTGCGTAGTGTTCCATCCCAAAAGCTACTTCACGTTGACTTACTGAACTTGAAAAATCCCCGTTTTGAGTTTGAAGACCTTTATTCTTTAACTGATATGTTAAACCGAATACCGCATCTTCAGCACTTCGCCAAGCTACAATCGGTTGAATGAATTTAATTAGCGTTTCTTCGTCATTTGTAGCCGTTTGTGTATTGTACACGTTCAGCATATAATTAAAGAAGTAAGTTCCTAAAATTGGCATAACTCGTAATTGTGCTTGTGTCGCTATGTATGGGGTGACATCAGTAACATCTACGTTAGCCGTTATAGGTGTGTTCGTCTTTAGGTAGTTTTCAGTTATAAAGTATAGCATTATACTGCAGGAGTTTCGGGGTTAGTATTAGGAACACCATCACCGCCTTCGATTGGTGGTAACGATGCTAAAGCACGAATTTCGTTTGAAGTCATTGAATCTAAAACTTTCGTAGCTACCAAAGGTGACATCGAATTCAAAGCTTCGCTTGTTTTACTTGCGCTTTCTTCAACTTCAACAATCGTTTCGTTAATGATTTGAAAGTTATTAATAACTAACTCACCTTTAACTTTAGCGATATGTAACAATTCGTTAAATATATCTTGTACGATTTCTCGTAATGGTTTAACTACGTTTTTCTCGAATATAACGTAAGCTTGTTTGATATCCGAACCCGAACCTAATGCGCCCGTAGTTCTAACACCCATTAATATAGGATCTATCGTATGCGCAAAGCAAATCTGCTCGGTGTTTAACGCCGATGCTTCTTGGAATAATTTATCGTTTGAGTTAGTTGGTAAACTTTCAATTTTAGGCATCTGCTCGGGTGAGTTCGCAAAAAATGCAACTGCTTTACCCGCGTTTTCTGCGCCTTTAAGCTTGTCAATTGTTCGTCTTAACACATTTTTTTCTTCTTCGCTTTGCGGACGTTTAGGAAACATCATAGCAAAAGACGGGAAAACAGCATTCTGAATGTTTGATTTCGCTAAGTATGATAACTCGCCACTCAAAAACGCAAAATTAAGTGCTGAACTATATTGCGGCAATGGATAATAATCTTGACCAATACAAGGTAATTCGTATATATAAAGCTGTTCGTACTCGTTGCTAAGCGGGTGATAAGGCGTGATTTCAAATACATCTATTCTTGATGCCCAATCTTCACATATAAAGTAGGTTTTCCCATCACGAGAACGTCGTAATTTCTCAGGTGATAGGTTTTCTACTTTTGTAAGTTTTCCGCGTTCTGAAAAACACAATTTAAAATAAACCCTATTATGAATAACTAATTGCTTGGTAACAATCGCTGCAACCTTTTTTAGCTTTATCTTCTTTTCAAATGCGTAGAGCTCTAATTTTTCTTCGTTTGTTAGCTTTTCCGTTTTAATAGTAAAACCACCACCGATAACTGCATTCACTTTATAATCTACTATCGCTCCATGTAATGGTGATGAATAGTACATTTGATTTAATGTTTCGGGATATAAGTTATCTTGACCAAATGGAATATAACCAGCAACTTGATAGCGCCCATTTACATAAGGTAATGCGAGATTTGCACCGCCAATCTTATAAAAAGGTGTACTAAAACTTTGATAGCCTTCCACGACTTCAATATTTTGTTTTTCACTTTGTCTAAATATATCGTACCAAGCCATAATTTAATCGTATATTGAATTTACAATAGCACCCGAAACAACCATTCTACCTTCTTCGATTACTTCGCCCGTAGTATCTTGGATTGTTATTGGTGGGATAAGTGATTCATAAACCGAATATGAATACTGACCTTTAACCAATTCTACATCTACGGGTTCATCCAACAAGAACTGATTAAATCTTTCAGGATATGTTGAAATATCGGGTGTAGTGAATAAAATTGGGTCAGATTCGGGATTCATTTCGTTTTGAAACACGAACAAATAATAAGGATTCGTTAATGTACTTACTTCGCTTAACGTTAACACTATATTATTGACTTCGTCTTTATTTATGTATATCACAACTATATTAAGTTAGTTCATAGTTTTGTTTAAAAAAAAAGCACCCCGAAGGATGCTCATTTATTATGGAGGGCAGAAATTTAGATTACTGATTGAACAGCAGCTTCTAATACCTCATAAGATAAATACTCGTTTTCCGCTGTTAAAATAATTTGATATTTACTACCATCTGCACGAGCCGTACCCGAACCTTCAGAAGCGCCCGTTAATTGCAAATAAGGGAAGTACCAATACTTTCCGTTAGCATCTTGAACAATAGCGTTCAAATATTGCTGTCCCGCTCCAAGCACTTTAATAGCTTGTGACTTAGATTGGTCACGACGATGGAACATTAACGTAATAGTTTGAGTATAATAAGAAGAACCATTAACTAAGTCAATAGCTGCTTCTTCAGTATAAGAACCCGTGTTTCTACGGATTTCGAATTCAGTATAAGTGTTTGATGGCGAAGTCAAAGCGATTGAATCAATCGTCCAAGTTAACGTAGAATCAAGACCGATGCTTGATATATTATCTTGTTGGTTAATCCATACCTTGTAAATGCCACCTGAATTGTTGTCACACGACTTTACAATTCCTTCTAATGCTTCACACGACATAAATATATATTTTTTTTAGTTATTTAAATAGGGGGTATTTTACACCCCCGTTATTATTGATTTTGATTAGTCAAAACAAGCAGCCCAAACAGCGATTTGCTCAGGGTTTGTATGATAAAATCCTGCTTTAACATTTGCACGAGTACGGATATAAGGCTCTGCAACGGTATCAGTCAAATTAACCGCTTTCAATGCTTTTGAATCACCCTCTGCATCGAATGCATAGATTAAATCGTCTTTCAAAGAAGCAACGATTGTGTTATCAGGCATACCTTCACACACGATTACTTTAATTCCTAAGTAAGTCATTTGCAATGGAGCAGATACATAAGTCATAGTGTTACCTGAAGCAGCAGCAAGTTCGTAAGCTGCACCAACGTTAGCAGAAACACGGATTCTTAAATCAGCTTTTTTGAATCGCACTGAAGCGGGAAGGCTATTAACAACTACGTTGAAAGTAGTAAGTACGTTTCCGCTGTTTACAGCACCACCACCCGTATATGCCAAGTTAGCACCATCAGCACATAACTTAACTAAATGACCATCACAAAGTGCCAACAATGGGTTTTCACTTGCAGTATCACCTTGCCATCTAATCAATTCGATGTCTTCTTCGATTTGCATAGCCATTACATTCCAATAGTAATTCATAAATGAAGCTACTGAAAAATCTCCGTTAGAACCTTGTGTCATTTGCAAAGCAACGAATGATTGCTCTAAATCGAATTGGCAAATTTGAGCCATTGCAGAAAATGCACATACATCGATATCGATAGCATCTAATGTATCAGTAGGAGCGCTGAAGTTACACGTTGATGCTTGTAAGATTGAACCAAAAGTTACGTTAGCAATTCGGGAACGACTTTTGATTGAAGGCAATGCACGATAAGAATCAGCTACATCAGCAGTTAAATAAGCACGAGAATAGAACTCGTTAGGGTTTGGACAAAGCAAAGCATTTGCTTCTACGTCAAGATCGAATTTTAATTTTCTTTCCATTTTTGTTGTTATTAGATTTTAGTTATTACTTAATTTAGTCAATGCGCTGAATTTTTCAGCCATACTCATTTTTACTTCAGATTTCATCGCTTCTTCAGTAGTTGTTTCTTCCGCTAACATATCTTCCATTTGGCTTTTTAAGTCAGCGATAATTTTTAATAGGTTGTTTACTTGTTCTTCAAGTACGGGTGAAACAATTGCTAAAACAGCTTCAGCATCAGTTGTTACATCAACAGCCATTTTTACTTCTTCTTTCACTTCTTCTTTGATTTCTTCAAGTTCTTCAGGTGCGGGTTGCTCATCAATAGGTTCAGTTTCAGTGGTTACTTCTTCTTCAACTACCGAATCGCTTTCCATAGCTACTTCTTCTTTTGGTGCATCCTTAATCTCGATAATCTCACCGCCTTTTACGACATAGATTTTACCTTCGATTAGGTGTTCCCCATCGGGTAATTTGTTCATACTATATTGATTTATTTGATTACTTAATTTCAAACCTAAAAACCCTTCAATAGAAAAACCAACTTGTTCAGCTTTCACTAATTCGTTGTAATAGTCTTTGTCGGTAACTTGCGCTGTTATCATAAGTGTTCCCTTTGGAACATCAATTCCAAATGTGCTGAACGCTTTATCTTTTTTCGGGTTATCTACAATCCAAGATTCAAGAATATATGCTGGAACTTGTTGTGCTTGGTCATGTTCTAAATTAAAGATATCACGATTCTTTAAATCTTGCATGAACTTAGCGTGAATTTGCTCGATTGTTTCTTCAGTGAATTGAACATAATATTCGCCGCTTTCATCGTCACGTCTATAAATTTCCATTGGAATCATAGCGGGTGCAGTCACGCGATATTTTAAATCGTCTGCAAATAACATTTTAACTTCATGACTAAATGCCATTCCTTTTACTTTAATTGCGGGATTGGAAGTGAACGCAATTTGTTCAATTCCTAAATCTTCGCCATCGGAATATTCAGGGTCAATCGTGATTTTGTAGATAGGTAAATCCTTTGTCATCTCACTATATTATAATTTATTTATATTTGTTCAAAAATTATAAAGATGATTGAAGTACTTGGAAGGCAAATCGCCAATAAAATGAACGAAATTACCATAGAAGAATTCGAAAAGATAAGCGCTATCCATAACGATAAGGAACTCGATAACATCGAAAAGCAAATCAAAGTGTTTGAAGTAGTAGGAGTCGATGAGGATGAATGGGATGACTTTAAATACTTCGTAGAAAAAACACAAGAATTTAATACGGATAACTATGAAGCTAAAAACCCTATCGGTGAAATAGAAATAGATGGGTACACTTACAAAGCTGAATTAAAACTCTCGGTAAAAGACACCAAGCTAATCGAGAAAATGGTTACTAAGGAAAATAAACATTCAGTGTCTGATATTATGGCTTTGATGTTTAAGCGAACCGACCTAAGTAACACGGAACACTACGATTCAGCACATCTAAAACATAAATCTAAACTATTTAGAATGCAACCGGCTGAAATAGCAATTCCATATCTTAACTATGTCACAAGCACAATCTCTGAACACGCTAAAAAACAAGCTTCCGAAAGCGTGGAATCAGATAACGATTGAATCATTTATAGAACTGAAGACCTTGTCTGATGAAGAAGGGGTTTTTAATTATCAAATAGATGTACTTTGTACGTTATTAGATTGCTACCCTGAAGATATTGATGAATTAGCTATCGAAGAACTTGAAGAATTATTACTATCCGTTAAGTTTATACGTGATGAACCACCCAAGAACTACAAATCTGAACTTGGAAGCTATAAACTAAAACCATTTAACAAACTAACGTTAGGTGAATTCATAAGTTTAGAAACATATTTCGCGGATAACTACATTTTAAAGCTACCTAATATCGTTGCAATACTTTATCGAAGATTCCGTGTTAATGAATGGGGTGATGAAACGTTAGAACCTTATAACTATAATTCGAATGATAGGTTAGAATGGTTTTGGGATTTTAAAATAACGGATGTTTTTGGATTGTTGCCCGAATACATTAAATATCGTGAAAGTTTTATAGAGCAATATAAAAATCTAATGACTGAAAGCTATGAAGATGATTTCGAATTATCTGAAAACGCGGATGCTGAAGAAATGAAAGAAATCGAAGAAGAAAAGAAGCAGCAAAAATGGGCATGGGAACAGCTTATATGGGCATTATGCAACGAAGATTTAACTAAATTCTATGCTGTTTGTGACCTTCCATTAATCCTGGTCTTTAACTTTCTCGGGATGAAAAAAGAATTGAACGTCTAATATTCCAAAGCACCCCAAAATTCACCGAATAATGGGTTAAAGTCATAAATTACGTTTTGCTTTTTACGAAGCATTCCCGCTACTTGAACAAGCGGATATTTACTTGCCAACCACTCGAAGTATTGTGCGTACATTTCAGATATTATTCCTGAAGATTCTAAACGCAAATTAAATTGTCGAACTAAATTATATGGTTCAATGGTGATTGTTCCGTTATTCAAGAATCCGAAGTAATATGCTGCAAGTATTTCGATACGAAGATTACCTTCAGTAGTGAATTTAGCATTAATACGCACCGATTCATATAATGTACCCGTATCAATCAAGGCATCTTCTTTGATTACTTTCTTTAGAACTTGTGCTGCTTTGTTCCTAATCTTGTACTTTAATCTAAATTCGTTTGATGGCATACATCTATATTATTATTAATCGCCGATTTGTTCAGGAACTTGGCAATCAGTATAATTATTAATCGAACACGTTATGGTCATAACCCACCCCGCTGCATAATCTAACAAGTCATTATTTAATGGCGATAGTGTAGGAACACCAACAATATCAAAACTATAATCGTCTGAATTCAAAAACCACACATACAAGTCATTTAAGATTAAGTGACAATCGCTTAGTATCGTGTTTATATTTGCTCGATCTTTTTGTATAATGTCAAAACAATAGATTTCTAAATTTATTTCAGTAGTAAATCCCGCTTCACTTGCGAACGAATCCAAAGGACAAATATAAACCAAAGGATATTTTTCGTCTTTCGTCGCGAAGTTTTCCAATTGTTCGCGAAAATCCGAACCTACTTTTTTTACTTGTAAATGATTATCGTAGAAGTTGATAATCTTATTGATTAAACTTTGATAACTTATCATAGTGTTGCGTTTTTATTGATTTGTTTTATTTTGTTTTGCGTATTGGTTAATTCAGTTTCACTAACAACAGCTTGAACGGTTATCGTTGTTGAACTATCTTGTGGAGCACCTACGTTGTTCATATCATTACCTTGACCAAACAAACTAAATGAAGGTGTAGCTGAAGTGGTTGATGTTGAAGAAGCGTTTAATGCATTTGAATTAGCAGTAGCACCACCACCCGTTGAAGTAAATTGTGTAGCTGCAATCTTTGCTATGTTTGCTGCTGAAGTTGTAATAGCCGCTGTTAACGATGCAATCCCTATTGGGTTTGGTGCGACACCAATCGCTAATGGCGCACTTGCCAAAGATGCTGTAACTGCTTTTCCCGCATCAACAATAGCACCCGCTAACTGCATAGCTTTGTTAAATTTAAATTGTTTCTTCGCTAATTCTTCTTCTTCTTTACTTCCCTTTTTAACATTTTTCATTTTAGCAGCAAAAGCAATATCACCAAGCGCCTGAATTGATTTTGTAGAATCTTCAGCTATTTTTAACGCATCGTTTGCCGTTTGAAGTTGGGCAGCACGTTTTTTAGCTTCTTCTTCTTCTTTTATTTTAACACGCGCATCTGCTGCATCTTTATCAATCTTAGTTAAATCATTTTGTAACTTAGTTGTTAATGCTTTAATTAATTCTTCATTTTCACCAGCTGCTGCTACTTCTGCTTCGTATTTTAATTGAAGTTGTGTTTTATCCCATTCAAGTTGCGATTGTGTTAATTCTTGAAGTCTTAGATATTGCTTATCTTGTTCTTCGTATTTTTTAATTAAACCCGCATTATATTCTTCAAGTAGCTTTTTTTGTTTTTCTTTTTCCGCTTCTATTTCTATTTGTTCTTGTTTGCCAAGTTCAAACTCAAGTTGTTTTTGATATAATTGAATAAGTTTTAATTTTTCGTCTTTTTTTAGTGTTTCACTATTCTTTGTATCAGTTATTAATCGTGCATATTTTTCTTGCGTAGTTACTATTTCTCTATCCGCATCATCCTTAATTAAGCTAATTTCAATATCTCTTATCGTTCTTCGTGCTGCTAATCTATCTGCTGCATATTTACGCGCTGCTTCAGCTGCTTTTTTCGCTGCATCTGCTTCTTTCTTAGCTGCATCTTCTGCTTCTTTCTTAGCTGCTTCAGCTTCTTTTTTAGCATCTTCACGCCTTTTGTAATAATCAGTTTTAACCAAGATATCTCTATCGCGTTTACCTTGCTCGATTAGTTTCTTTTCTTCACCGATTTGTTTCGTGAGATCCTCTAATTTTTTCTTATCAACATCTTCACCCAAGGCTAATTCTGCCCATAACGCTTTTGTAGCGCTTCCTAAACGCTTCTTCGATTCAACACCTAATTTTTTACTTTTATCAATTTCTAAATCAAGCGTATCTTGACCGCGTAATTGTGCTAATTTAATTTCATAGTCATAGTTGGCAGCCAAGTCTTCGCTTCGTCTTTTTGAACTCTCGACTACACGTTCATTTGCTTCAATCATTTTTTCAGCATTTTCTTCAGCCGCATAACTTGTTAAACCTAACCAATCCGTTAAATCCTTAAACCCTTGAATCAATGCCTTGATTGGAATCATCAAGATATCAAATATCTTTTTTAGAATTCCTAACTTATGCAACAACAAAAGAATAGCTGCTACAATTGCAACGATAACCGCAACCAATAAAAATATTGGATTCGCAAGTAATGAAATTCCGAAAGCGATAAACTGCTTCATAGCTATACCTACGGCAGAACCTAATGAAAGAACTACTTGTGCAAACCCTTTGAATTGTGCTGCAAAATCAGCTGGACTTATACCACGCAAAGCATTCGTTAATAGCTTCGCTTTTTCACCCGCTTCAGCAAAATCCAATGACATTATCGATTGCTTAATCGAACCTAAACCATTATTGACTTGTTCGAATTTAGAACCTGAAGCAAAGATATTTACTTGCTCGTTAGCATCTGCCAATTGGTCTTTTAATGCACCCGCTTTTTGCGTTAACGCTGCGACTGCTTGTGGATCAGTTGCGTTTGCTATCTCGCCTTTTAAATCGCGCAATTCTTTTTTGATTGCACCTATGCCCGTTATCTTTAATGGAACTTCTATTTCATTCATATCGTTACGGATAAACTCTTATTTCTATTGTGTTATATGTCAACTGCCCATCTATGTAGGCTGTTGTAAAGTCAAAGGTTCTTATTCTTATCTGATTAGCGCTTGTCCAAGTTATTAATACTTGAGATGTATCAGCGTTGCTTAAAGTTAAGTATGTTTTATCTTGGTTAGGAAAAGCACCTATAAGTGTTCCAAAGTAGTTACCAATTGCCGTTCTTGTCCATACAATATTACCTATCGTGTTTTCTAAAATACTCAATGTCGGGTCTGCTGTTCCCGATTGACTTATCGTAGCGATGTATTTTGTGTAGGTAGGTAGTATGTCGTTTAATGGTTGTCCATTAATCGTCTCAGTGATTGTTAAATTCGTTGTAGTTATTCCGCTTTCAGTTATGTTTTGGTTATCCCCTACTACTAATCCCTTTAATCCTTTTGGAACTACATTGCCAATTCCATAAATCTCAACGTTCCCATCACTTAAATTGATGTTAGATTGTGATTTTATGTTACGAATAATTTCACCCGTTGCTTCAGCAGTAGTATCGTCACCAACAAAGATAGGGTCACCCGTAATAAAATCAGCTAAATCGATTTCAGTATCTACACTTATTAATTCGACTTTTGTTAGAACCTCATCGTTTGCATTATAATCAATCACCTTATTGATGTTCCACCATGAATTATCGATTCGTATTTTATCGTTTAGCTTTAACGTCTGAATGTCCGCTTCATTTAATAAGAATGATGCAGTTAACATTCGACCTACATTTATTTGGTTAACGGTTCTTCGCCAATATAAATTGTAAAGATTATTGTTCGTTAAAACGCTTGTTTGATAAAAGTAAAAATCACACACACCGAAGTTAATATCAAACGTAGGTGTTAATGCATTATTGAAATGACCCGTCTGCGGATAATCAGTTAAACCCGTGACTCCCGTTGTGCCTTGTTCGTAAATGTTAAATGGTAAACAAGTTTGTAATCCCGCATCGTATAATATTCGAATATTCGTTTTTGGCGCTATTCCGTTAATCATTGGAAGGTAAGCATCAAATGTACTTCGTGTAACGGGTGTCGGTGAAAATAATAGTTCTTTTGTGTCCGTATCCTTAACGTACTCGTTATTGAACGTATATTCTATTTGCCCATAGATTTCAGACGTTGCTTGTGTAAAGATTACATTGGGCGTGTCGTTATCAGCTTTGTAAGTTAGCTTTAATTTTTTATTGCTTAAGTCAGGTAAAAATATCAGTTGTTGTTCCTGGTTCTTGGCAAGTTTTAGACTCCAATCCTTTTCAGCACCCGCATCATACCATTCGTCACGTTGAACTAATATAAGTTCATTTGGTTGATTTTGGTTAGGATATGCGTAAAGATTATACATTTGAAATATCGCCTTTACGAAATCCGATTGCTTAATTTTTTGTGGGATGAATTCATTGACTATTTGAACACCACCAATAACTTGAATATTATTAGAAGGAACAATCGACACGCTAAGTGATGAAAAATCTACTTGTGGATTTACTTGTAAATTTGATGTACCCGCAGCGTTTTCCCAAAAGGTGTATAGACTATCTAATGGATTAACTACGATTCCTACTTGAATTTGTAAAGTATCACTTGCAGTTACGTTAATTGGGACGGGATAATCGGTAGTACCTGAAGCAGTTAATAAAGAAGTTGTACCATTTGCTAATGGGTTATCCGTATTTCCATCAAATATTATACTATCCGCAGCTTGAACAAATTGACCAACCGCAGAACCATTTTTAATTATGCGAAAAATTAAAGCATATCGCATTCTTGCGGGATTGGTTACTACACCACTTATATCGTGATACATTAAATATGCATTAACCCCGCTTGTATTATCTAAAAATAAATCATACGAATAGTTGAAGTTAAAATAATACGTTTGACCTTGTGCAGTATCCGAATTAAATGGTGCAGTGTAAATACCCGTTGATGGATCAAAAATATTTTGAACATCTAAAACTTCAGTAAAAGTTGTTAATGTTTGTAAAAATGTAAAGTTATAACCCAAAGATGGTTGAACGTAATTAGTTGTGTAAGTAGCATCCGCTTTAACTTCGTAATCCGTGTAATCAAAATTATTTACATCGCCATTGTAAGGAATCAGTAATTTGTCAAAATGAAAATCACTTAGATTTGTCCAATTGTATGTGAATCCTGAATTCGCGAATATCCTATCGAAGTAACTTTTAGCGTAAATTGCGGGTTTGAAGTGATTAACCGTATAATTATTTGTGTCGTTATACGGCATTATGTATTTATAATGGTCTACTTGTGTATTATTCCAACTATCCGTAATTGCTGATATGCTAAAGTCATGATTACAATCGCTGAAATCTAAATCAGTGAGCTCAAGATTTGTAATCGAAGTATAGAATTCCGCTTGTGAATCTTTAATCAACACTTCATATTCTAACCCTTGTTCGTATGCATCGGTTAATTGAACTTTCTTTACATTAACCAACTGAAGTAATGCATCCGTGATTATGGGAATTCCATTTTGAATTATTGAACATCGCGTTAACTTGTTTATGTCAAACGTTCCCGCTTTGATATTGACATCGTAATAGTTGTTTAGAAGCGTATTATTGTTCTTTGTTCCGCTTAGCGTTATAGACTTTGAAAACGTTCCCTTACGTTGTGTTAAATCACGAATATCGCCCACTTGAAAATTCAAAGGTAGGTTAGTTCCTTCTTTTACATCTAAATAACCCGTTTCGATTTGTATCCTAACCATTGATATTATCTTGATTTGCTAAACGTACTTGAATTGAATGCTTGATTAAGTTCTTATTTCTTTGCTGAAACACTTCGTATTGTGTGTTTGTGACGATCACCGGTTGATATTCAGTTGATTCGGGAATTCTTAATGGACATCCGCTTTCATCTTCAGGGTATAACCAATTTTCCGTGTTTGTGTATGATGCCAATTTCAAGTAAACTTGTGGTGATGTTATCAATTCTTCGAAGTATCGATTCATTTCTTCAGTCATCCAATTCGTATTTAATTCAATCGTCTTTTTAAGATTCAAATTAAATGAAGTAAATCCGCTTTCAATCGTGTTATAATTCCATGCGCCATCTGCAATATATCCTTTGACATCTTTGTTATATTCATCACGCGTTATTTCACCGCGTTCGTAATTTTTAAGCTGAAAAGCGAATGAACTAAACGAACCTAACCTATCTAAGAACAAACAATGATATTCCGATATCTGAACGCGTGTATCTAAGTTGATTCGATATTTCAATGATTGAACTGGATTAAAAACACCATCGGAATACCACACATCATAATACGTTGTATCAGTCTTTATAAGATTCGGTGTTCCACTTACCAACGTTAATATTCCATAGTTGTTAGCACCTACGGGAATCCCCTTAATCAAATCACCACCGCTTATGGATTTATAGAAAATATCGCCATTACTATTTTCAAAGTAAATGCGTTCGTTGATTCCAACACCCGTATCGCGAATGTTTAAAAATATATCTTGACCTAATGTAGCATTAAATGTAGTAGGTTGGTTTGTTAACCATCGTTTCGTGTTTGCGTCTAAATAAAAGTCATCTTGATTATAAGTAGGAAAATCCAACCAACGAAACACACCATTAAAAACGTTTTTCGTGTATGTGTCACCCGCTACAAATGTCTTACGATTATCAGCATAGGTAATAGTTCCGTTAATCGTTGTATCAGTAACAAGTGAATAAAGACTATTAACAACGATGTATGAACCCGTTGCGCTTAATATCGTGAATAATCCTTCAAGGTATGGATTAGCAGCGCCATTATCGTCTTGCTTGATGTTTATCCTATCACCCGCGACAAAGCTATTCGCTACGTTAATACGAACGTTCCCTGAACTATTTACTAACGTGTTTACGTAATCTACTCGCGTTACATATTCTTCACCCGTTTCAAGCGTATATTCAGCATACGAATTTGATGCAGCGTAAAAACTTGTGTTTGCTGTTTCAATATCAAACGAAACATAGTTACTTAATAGCTTCGATAAATCTTGTTCACCATAACCCGTAGCATATGAAGGTAAAATTCTATATTCCGCGATTATATCTAATGACGAATCCTTTACTATAAAAACATATCTAAATCCATCATACGTCTTTATGTCTGAATCTACAATCCATTTTACTGGATTATAAGCGGGTGTAATATCTTGTGGTTGTGCTATTAAAGTTAATGCCATTATCTATATAATTGGTGGTGCGGGTTTAGGTTCAAATTCAATCAATGGTAAATCCTTTACCCAAGCTAATAAACTATTTTCGTTTTGTTCTATTTCTTCAACCGATATAATCCAATTATCATTGATATCTTGAATCGGATTAAAATAAGAATCAGCATCGTAAAGTTGACCTTCTAATTCTTCTTTTTGCGACAAAGTTAATAATCCTACTTGTATCATACGTTTCTACCTAATGCTGTTTCAAATGCTACTACTGCCGTGTTTAAATCAGTCATGTTTTGACTTGTTAATCCACTTGCAATAAATGCTAATGCAAGTTCTTTAGTGTCAAAGAAATTTGGATTGACTCCACCTAATTGAAAAGGATTTGTATATAGTGAATTACTTGCATTTGTAAATGTTGTTTGTGTGCCTCTAATCTGAATTTGTGCTTGTGTTGAGTTTACTCTATTGGCAATAAATAAACCTCTTGAATCTGTATTTGCAGTTGATGAACCTGTTGAACCATTAACACGAATAAAGCTTAAATTAGATGTTCTTAACCATAATGAACATTCAGCAGATGCAGCACCCGTAACATTACCGATTGAAGGCGCTAACCTATCTAAATTAGTTCTTGAATAAACGCCGAAACTTGTTGAATTTAAACCAAGCGTTCCTTGTGAAACTAAATAAGTATTTGCCCAACCATTCGTTCCATTAGGTAAAGCACCCGTGCTTGAATGTGTCCATCCACCATTAAACACTAATCTATACGCTGCATCCAAATCGCGCGGGTCTTTGAGATTCCATTTATGCGTGGCGCTTGTTCCACCAACTAATGGATAACAAGCAAATAATTTTGTCCAAAGTGAATATCCTTTCAAGTCTATAACAAATTGATTTATCGCGCTTGTGATCGTTCCATTTGTGATTCCTGAAGCAGTCAAAAACGCTTGTGCATCAGGGTCAATTCCCGCTGATTTAGGCATTATAGATATCAATGAATAATATCCCATTTTACGCTTGTGTAGTTACACCGATGACATCCCATTTCGCATCGGTGGCATTGTAAATAATTCCTATGTAAGTAGTTTTGCTTATCGTAGTTGTAGTTGGTAAAGTTACACCGATAGCACGATAATTCGTATCGAATGTAATCGCCCGTGCAGTTCCGTTATCCTTAATTCGAATCATTAACGATTGACCTTCATCCCATGTTCCTGAAGGATTAACCAATGTTAAAGCTGCTGCTTGTGCTGTTATCTTCACTAAGTCGTTTAGGTTTGTAGGTGTTACACTTGAAGCGCTGCTTAAACTTTGAACTCGTGGTGTATATGAAGCGGGTGTATAACCTAATGCCGTAGCTATGGTTTTGTTTTTCCATAGTTGCGTAGAACTTTCATAAATCAGCGCATCGTTATTGGCTAATGTTCCCGTGTTTATGTATACGTTATGAAGTTCGTCTAATTCCCAACCATTCATTATTTTAACGTATATCTTGCCGTGAACAGCGTGTGCATATTCAACGTAACCGATAACTACGATGTGACCCGTTGCGCCCGTTGGTTTAATATTCGTTAATGAACCCGCTGTCGTAGGGGATAAATATAGAACATCACCATCTGCCCAAGTTTCGCCTTGCAAACTTCCCGTAGTGTTTATTTCTTCAAGCTGTCCAACCGTTATAATAAATCCTTCTTGATTCGTAGCAATTGTTTCAGTAACTAATCCTATCGTATCAGCGCTATTTAAATCCGTGTTTGCTTGTGCATAATCCACAGCCAATCTTTGACCTTGTGCGCCCGAAACTTTAACAGCGGGATAATTCGCTTTTGTTAACGTTGTGTTCGGGGTTACTTTGTTTACTACCCTTGCAACTAAATCAACACCATTCTTAAGAATAACACTTCCGCCTTTCAACATAGTTTCTGAACTACCTATTGAATTATTCCATTGTGTCGTTCCAATAACAGCTGTTCCCGTTGGGGATGTGTCTAAGGTAAGTTGACCCGCTTTTAGTTCATATTCGCCTAAATCAACGTTTTGTGTCGCGCCCGTATACGGCACAAAGTTGCCACCAGCAGCATCGATTATTTCTTGACCCGTGATTGATTTAGTGACATAAGACCCGCTTTCGATTGTTGATACTTCTATTAAATCAGTCGATTCAAGGTCTGCACCTTTTGGGGTCATTTGACTAATTTTTTGTCTTTCTCGGTATGCCATACCTATATTATTTTTTTTCGTGTTTATGTTTAGAAGGCGAAGTAAGAATCATCGGTGTAATATTCTTGTCGTATGTATGTCGTAGCGTATCGAATCGCATCCATAGCATCGTCAAATAGTTTTACTGGTTCATCCGTGATTGTGTCGCCTATCTTTTTCCATTTGTAGTTATCGTATTCCTTTTTGATTTCTTTGGAATCCTCGCAAAAGACCCCGAATGTTTTAATGTTATCAATTCCTTTTTTAACCACCTTGTTTGCGTTCTGAACATCGAATCCCGCATTATTCATTTCAGCTATTATTTCGGGACGTGAATAATCGGCTAAAATTGTAACGTGTTTTTCTACCCCTAACTGATTCATCTTGTCGATTAGGTTCGTAGTTGTCAGATAGCTTTCATAGATTACTTTCTCGATAAAGATGTCGTTATCACAATAGTAGACCCGAACCAAAGCAGTAGGGTGATTGTACCCGAAATCACAACCATAAACATAATTAACAAATCGTCCTGGTCGATGGTTGATGAAGTTCCAATTGCTGTAAATGTTTGACTTGCTAATCGCCTTTTCACCGAGTGCATAGATTTGATATAACGATTCATCGGTTCGCTTTAAATCTTCGATTTGTTTCTTGATGCTTTCAGGTAGGAATGGATTGTCACGATAGGTTGACTTGATTAAGATGCTTTCGTCTTTTGGTAACTCATAAAGCCAACTTGAACTCTCGGATGGGTTATAGTCAAATATCAACTTAAACTCGGTTCGCATATTAAGTTGGGTGAAGTCATCATAATACAATTCATTCGCTTCATTACACCATGCTACATCACGTTTGCGCCCTCGTATCTTTTGCTCATCGTCTACTGAAAAGAATTCAACGATTGATCCATTTTCGAACGTGTAGATGTGTTCCGATTTGTTATGTCGTTCACTTGAATAGATATTCAATTCTTTTAAAATCTCAAAGAAGTCACGCATAACCGTTGCTCGTAAAGCGGGGAATGTTTTACGAATAATCGAAACCACCTT